TAAGATACAAGAAATAAAACAATTTAGAAACCTATTAAATCTTTAAAAAGATGGAAGAAATTAAAAATTTAGCAAATGACATCAACGCAAAGTTTGATGCAAATGCAAACGCTTTATTAAGCGTAAAAAATGAAGTATCTACGATGGTAGAGAAAAGTATTGATTCAGTTAAGGCTGAAATCAAAGCAGTAAAAGATGAAATGGATAGACAAGCTGAAGAAGTATCTCGCAAGAGTGCAGCTAAAACTTTGTCTACTAAATCAATCGGTGCGCAAATCGCTGAAAATTTAGATTCTAATATGGCTATCGCTGAAAAAGAATTGAAGTCAGCAGGTGGTTCATTTACTATGAACTTAAAAGCAGTTGGTAATATGTTATTATCTTCAAGTTTAACTGGAGATTCAGTAGCTACTTACAACCAACAACAAGCAATCTTGCCTTCGCAAAAATTAAACTTTAGAGATTTAATCCCTACAGTTCAATCAGCGACTGGTACTTTTGTAACTTACAAAGAAAGTGGTTCAGAAGGTGCTATCGCAACTCAAACTGAAGGTGCAGCTAAAGGTCAAATCGATTACGACTTAACAGAAGTTAAGACTGTAAACGCTTATATCGCTGGTTTTGCAACTTTCTCAAAGCAAATGATGAAGTCTTTGCCATTTATTGAGCAAACTTTAACTCGTATGTTGTTAAGAGATTTCTTCAAGCAAGAAAATGCAACTTTCTTCTCAACTGTTAGTGGTGCTGCTACTGGTTCTACAACCGTAACTGCTACTGATAATGTTGAAGAGTTAATTCAATTAATCGCTAACCAAAAGAGTGCAAACTTTAATGCTTCTTACGCATTAGTTTCTCCAACTCAAATGGCTCGTTTAATTATCTCTACTTACAACAAAGGTTACTACGCAGGTGCAGGTGCTGTTTTATTAAACGGTACAGGTGGTTTAACTGTGTTTGGTACTCCAGTATTTGAGGCTTCTTGGGTAACTGATGACAAAGTGTTAATCTTTGATAGAGACTATTTAGAGCGTGTTGAAGTTGAAGGTTTAAATGTAACTTTCTCTTATGAGAATGGTACTAACTTTACTCAAAACTTGGTAACTGCCAGAGTAGAATGTTATGAAAACATAAATTTAATGTTGCCTACAGCAGCCATCTATGCCGATTTCGGAAATATTTAATCGCATATTTGCTACAAGCAATTAACAAATTAAAGAGGCTGGTACTTAATTGTATCAGCCTTTTTTTTGTTATATTTGTTTTATGATAGGCATCTATAAAATCACATCTCCAAGCAATAAAGTTTATATTGGACAATCTATTAATATAGAAAGAAGATTTAGACACTATAAAATAATGCGTTGTAAAGACCAAGTAAAAATCTATAATTCTTTATTAAAATACGGAGTGGATGCTCACATATTTGAAGTATTAGAGTTATGCGAAACTGAAGAACTAAACAATAGAGAAAGACACTACCAGGACTTATTTGATTCGGTTGCTAATGGCTTAAATTTACTTTATGTAAAGTCCGAGCATTTTAATGGATGTCATAGTGATGAAAGCAAAAAGAAAATAAGTGATTCTTTAAAAGGTAGAACTTTAACTGAAGAACATAAGTATAGAATAGGTTTAAATAATAGTCGAAGGGTAATATCTCCTGAAACAAAAGAGAAACACAGGTTAGCTGGGTTAGGTAGAATAGTAAGTGCCGAAACTAAAGAAAAACAAAGTCAAAGTAGATTAGGCAATAAACATTCGGCTGAAACTAAACAAAAAATAGCTAAATCATTAAAAGGAATTCAAAGAGAACCTATATCCGCAGAAACAAGGGCAAAGATGTCCGAATCTCAAAAAAAGCGTTTCGCCAAATAGTTTATTATTGCTAAAAATCTTAGTATCTTTGTAATATGTATAAAGTCAACATATCGCATCAAGGAAAGAAGTATTTTAAAGATACTTACTACGACCTTGTTTTAAGTGATAAAGAATTAATTAAAGTTGGCTACATAATCAAAGATGGCATTACAAAAGAGTTTAAGGGCAAAATAAAGAAGAAATAATATGGCTAATATTAAAATATCAGAATTAAATCCATTATTAACGGTACAAGATGCGGATGTGCTACCAATTGTGGATAACGGTGTTACTAAAAAAGTTACTGCTGCAATTCTACGAAGTTACACACAAGGTAATTCAGTTTTATTAACAGGCAATCAAACTATCGCAGGTATTAAGACCTTTACTTCTCAATTAGCATCTTCGGTTGCTACCGGTACTGCGCCTTTTTCAGTTGCTTCGACTACTAAAGTAACTAACTTAAACGCTGATTTATTAGATGGTTTATCTTCAGCTGATTTCCAAGCTACTTTAAGTGGTACAGGAATCGTTAAATCTACGGCAGGAACTATTTCTTATTTAACTGATAATTCAAGTAATTGGAATACGGCTTTTAATGATTCAATCGTAAGTGCTGCGGTTACAGGTACTACAACAAAATTATTAACTTTAAACCAACAAGATGGTGGTACAATTACTGCTTCTTGGACTGATGATAATACAGATGCAGTTAGTTCGGTGTTCGGAAGAACAGGTGCGGTTGTAGCTACTTCGGGAGACTACACTACAACACAAGTAACAGAGGGAACAAATCTTTATTTTACTGATGCAAGAGCAAGAGCAGCTATTTCTTTAACTACAACAGGAACGAGTGGTGTAGCTACTTATGTTAGTGGTGTTTTAAACATTCCTAATTATGGTTCGGCTTTAAGTGCTTATGTACCTTACACAGGTGCTACAACTAATGTTAATTTAGGCACACATTCTTTAACTGCTTCTGATTTAGTAATTAACCACGCAAGTGGAAGCGGTGTAGCTGCATCTATTACAAAAGGTGGTAGCGGAGAGGCTTTAACAGTTGTAAAGAGTTCGGGTAGTGGTAACGCTGCAAGTATAACGGGTGGAACTACTTTAATATCTGAATTAAATTTAACTACTGATTTAGCTGATGCTTATATAGCAAGTGCTGCTACTTGGAATGCTAAACAAAACGCAATAACATTAACAACAACGGGAACTTCGGGTGCTGCTACTTTAGTAGGTTCGACTTTGAACATTCCTAATTACGCTGATACGGACACAGGTATAACTTCTTTAAACGGATTAACGGCTTTAAGTCAAACTTTCGCAGTAGGAACGAGTGGAACTGACTTCGGTATTTCTTCTTCTACTTCAACGCATACTTTTAACTTACCTACGGCTTCTGCAACAAATAGAGGTGCTTTATCTTCTGCTGATTGGACAACTTTTAATAACAAGGCTAATACTGCTGATTTAGCTAATTACTTACCTTTAGCAGGTGGAACTTTAACAGGTGCTTTAAATGGTACAAGTGGTTTTTTTACTGGGAATGTTAATGCAGATGATTATAGCCTTGCTTCTTGGAAAATACTTGATTGGACAGGCAGTGTTGCACAAATAGGCGGTATATCTGCAAGTCAGTGGAATCAACTTGAATTCTTTACAAGCGGTACATCTAAATTAACTATCACTAATACAGGTAATGTAGGAATAGGAACAACTACTCCTTCTTCTAAATTAGATGTAACGGTTACAGGTACTGCAAGTTATAGTTCATCTGCTTTACCAACTGCAAGTTTTAATACTACTACAACAGGCACAATTAATGCAGCCTATACATCTATTCATATAGGAGCAAGAGGTCAATTTGGTCAAGGACAAGCGGTAGCAATTACAAATGTACCTACTGCTGATGGAGATAGTGCGATGGCATTTACTACGCAAAATGGTTATGCTTATTCTGAGAAGATGCGTATAACAAGTGGCGGAAATTTACTTTTGAACACAAACACAGATTCAGGCTACAAGTTAGATGTAAATGGAAATGCAAGAGTAGTAGGTATAGCAAGATTTAATGGGGATTATGTTTCCTTTAACAATAATGGTTATATCAGATGTGATGCAACAAATATCCTTTCATTACAAATGGGTTCAAGTGGATTCAGAGTAAGAAGCTCAGGTGATGACACAACTTTTTTTGATATAAATACAACAGGTGCAGCAACCTTTTCGAGTGGTGTAGGAATAAGCGGTGCAACTGCTGGTTCAAGTGGTATTGAATTCCCAGCTACACAAGTAGCAAGTGCTTCAGCTAATAATTTAGATGACTACGAAGAAGGAACTTGGACTATGGGAATTACTTTTGGTGGTGGTTCGGTTGGTATTACTTATGCAAATAATACTGGAACATATACTAAAATAGGAAGACAAGTAACGGTTAATGGAGTTTTTCTATTATCAAACAAAGGTACTTCTACTGGTTCTGCTAGAATAACAGGTTTACCATTTACAATAGGTAATACAAATTCTAATTATTCAAGTGCATCATTATGGTATAATAATGTTTCAATTATAAATGAACAAATAAATATAGGGGTAACAAATACAACAACAATAGCTATTGAGCAAATATCAAGTTTAGGAGTAATT